CCGTAAGTCCGTAAAAATGCCTGACGGGTCTACATGGGAAGTTAGGGCGGCCACACCAAACCTGCACGGCGGTAGTTATGACTTGATTGTGTGCGATGAACTTTGGAATATTTCAGCGGCTGTAGTTGATGAAGCGTTAAGGCCTAGCCAAATCGCCCGTGGTAACGGCGGCCCGTTGCTGTCTAGTTGGTCAACGGCTGGCGATGAAAGCAGTGCCTGCATGGTGGCTTTTCGTGAAGCCGCTATAAGTGAAATAGACAAAGGCGAAACCAGCAACATTTACTTTGCCGAATACTCTATGGCGCCTGGAAGTGACCCCCGATTAGAAACCAACTGGGTGCAGGCAAACCCAGCAATGGGGCAGACAGTGACAGTCGAGGCGCTTAGGGCCGTATCTAAAAAAGACAGTTTTCTAAGGGCGCACTTAAACATGTGGGTTTCGGCCCGTGGTGCCTGGCTTCAACCAGGCGTTTGGGACAAACAAAAAACAGATATACCTATGCCACCTGGTGGGGTGTTGGCTGTTGATACCGACCTAACAGACGGCCGTTATGTGGGCGTCAGGTCATCAGTGCTTGAATCCAAAGCCCATGTGTGTGTCGAATTTATGGTTGATACCGAAGACGCCATGTGGGAAGAAGTTGAACGGGTCATGGCGGACACGGCCACCCGTCTGGTCATTACGCCAGCCCTGCATTTGCATTTGCCGACAAGTTTGGAACGTCGAAGTAGCGTTATCGGTTACGGCGAGTTACTGAAGTATTCGGGCCTGATTCAAAAAATGATTGTTGAAGGCAAAGTACGGCACCGTGGCGAACTGGCACTAGCCGAACATGTCAACCGTGCTGTGCTTACTAAAACTGGTGGTGGCGTCGTTTTGTCAAGTCAGAAAAGCCCAGGCCCCATAGAACTATGCCGGTGCATGGCGTGGGCCATAGCCGAATCGTCACGCCCCAAAATTGTGGGCAAACCTGTGTTTGCTGTATCAAAGACACCGTGACTTTGGGTCACGCTATTGTTTAGTGAGTCCCTGTCCTGCGTCGGGCAGGGCAGGGACACCCCCCGATAGGAAAACACCATGGGACTATTCAGCACAAACAAAGTAAACAAGGCGCAGATATCGCCTCAGCCTGAACCGTCTGTGCAAGCCGCTGTCGGTAATTCGTACTCACGCAATGCGGCCGCCCCCAACATGATCGGCAGTTGGTACACCTACCAGGCTGGTCAGGCCCGTAACCGTGCTATTTCTGTGCCTGCGATTAGTCGAAGCCGTGACCTTATGGCGTCAGTTTTGGCCAGCATGGAATTAGAGATGTGTACCGAAATGTGGAACGGTGAAGAAATGGAAACTGTACCGTTGGCGCCACGTTCCTGGCTAAAACAACTTGACCCCGAAATGCCAAACAGTTTTGTATTTCCTTGGGTATTTGACGACCTTTTCTTTTTCGGCCGTTGTTTCTTGTACATCACCAGCCGTACCAAAGATGGTTACATGGCTAGCGCCACAAGATTGCCCCAAGGCAGTATTACGACGCCCGACGCAGAACCCCCAGTGTGGTTCGGTAAAAGCAAAGAAATCTATTTCAACGGTGGCGCTATTGACCCAGCCGATGTTGTGCAGATCTACAGCCCAACCCAAGGCATGATCTACATGTCAGAACAAACGATTCTTACAGCGTTAAAACTCTGCGAGGCACGCCTACGCAATAGTTCCTCATCCATTCCGGCCGGCGTGCTTCGACAAATTGGCGGCGAACCGTTAAGCGCCGAAGAATTAGGCGCCCTGGCTGAAGCGTTTAACCAGGCAAGAATGACAAACCAGACTGCCGCACTAAACGAGTTTTTGACGTACACAGAAACAAACGCAACACCTGACAAAATGCTGTTGATTGACGCCGCCGAATATCAAAGCCGTGAAATCGCTAACTTGTGCAATGTACCCCCGTATTTATTGGGTATTTCTACTGGTTCGTACGCATACACAAATAGTCAAAGCGCCAAGTCAGACTTGTGGACTTTCGGCCTGTCAATGTACGCCCAGGCAATTACTTCAGCCCTGTCACAACAGTTGCCCCGTGGCACCTATGTTAAATGGAACGTTGACAAATGGTTAGAAGTCGACAGTTACATGGAAAAAGAAACAAAAGAACAACCACAAGAAAACACACAAGAGGAACTAGCAGAATGATTACTTTCCATTCAAATACTTTCGCTGTTGAAGCCGCAGGCCCAGACGGAGAAAACCGCCGCACCATTACAGGTATCGCAGTGCCTTACAACACTTTTGCCACTGTCAGCGACGGTACAACCGTGCAATTTATGCCAGGCAGTTTGCCCGTAGAAGGCAAAGCGCCAAAACTGTACATGAACCATGACAGCACCCAAGCCATTGGCTTAGTGGCCGAACGTGTTGACAGCGAAGAAGCCATGTACTTCACAGCCAAAGTATCTAACACCCGTGCCGGTGACGAAGCCCTAGTGTTAGCGGCTGACGGTGTAATCGACTCAGTATCAGTAGGCGTTAACCCCACAGAATTTAAATACGACGACAAAGGCAACATGACCATTTTGGCGGCCGATTGGGTTGAGTTGTCACTTGTCCCCACACCTGCTTTTGCTGGTGCTACGATCAGTCAAGTAGCGGCTTCAGAACCAGTGGCCGAAGAACCAAAGGAAGAACCCAAGATGGAAACCACCCCCGCCATTGTTGAAGAAGCCGTAATTTCAACGGCACCAATTTTTGCACAGCCAAAGCGCAACTTCGGTATGCCAACCGCAGGCGAATACCTTGCCGCCTACCACATTGGTGGCGAAGTTTGGACTCGTGTTAACGCCGCCGCTGTTGAAGTGATGAAGTCACGCCAAACCGCATTGCAGGCCGCCGCTGGCGACTCAGTCACTACTGATTCTGCTGGATTGTTAAATGTCAACGTGCTGGGTCCTGTCTTTGAGGACCTGAACTACATCAGGCCTGTGGTTACGGCTGTTGGCGCTCGTGCCATGCCAGACGGTGGAAACCAAAAGACTTGGATTCGTCCGACTTGGACAACTCACACCGAAGTTGGAACTCAGTCGTCAGAACTCGGCGCCGTTACTGCACGCACCCCCGTGATTGCCTCGAACGTAATTTCTAAGACTACTTTGGCAGGCCAGGTGACCTTCTCGGTACAAGATATTGACTTTACGTCACCTGGTGCGCTCGAAATTGTGTTGCGTGACCTCGCTGGCCAATACATGATTCAGTCCGACGCTTTGTTGTGTGCCGCAATCCTTGCTGGCGACACCGCTTCAGGTTCAACCTGGACAGTTACCGCCAACGACCCAACTTCACTAATTGCCGCTTTGTATGACGCCGCAACCGACATTTTGGCCGCCACTAACTTTTTGCCTGACCATATTTTTGTCAGTCCCGATGTATGGAAAAAATTGGGTAGCCAACTTGACGCAGACAAGCGACCAATTTTTCCGTACACAGGCGCCGCAGGCCTCATGGGTGTCAACGGAATGGGTTCCGCAAACGTTACACAAATGAACACGTTTAACCCACTGGGCCTTAACCTTGTTGTTGACCGTGCATTTGCAGACAACACCATGGTTGTAGCCCGTGGCTCAGCCATTGAGTACTACGAGCAAATTCGTGGGATTATGACGAGGGACGAACCAGGTACCCTCGGCAAGGTCTTCAGTTACCATGGCTATGCAAGTACGTTTATCGCTGACGGTGACCAGGTTAAGTCCATCGCTATCGCCTGACCACCAACTCGAAAGGTGGTTAGCCGCTTATGGCTGTTTATCAAGTTACGTTTCATCAACGTTTGGATAACTACGCAGTTGTCCAAACGTTGACAGAACCCGAACTAGCGTTGGGTCAATCATTTACGCTTGCTAGTTTAGGTCACGGCCTGAACGGCACGCACACTGTCTACGACTTGCCCAGTTACCTGTTTATTGGTGTTGACACTGAAGGCAACCTATTATTTGATTATCTTCAGCCGGTACAAAATCAAGTTTTGTTTTACGATGAAGGCGACGACTTAATCCGTAGCGCCGCTATTCCGCCTGGCACCCTGACTTACACGCAGACTTGCACATGGATTACAGGTACACAGATTGCTACCTGGTTAGGTATTGCTTTAGCAGGTACAGACGAAACGGCTTTCTTGACTCAGTGTGCTAACAGCGCCAACAACTTCATTTTTCGTAGACGTCAAGAATCGGGCTATACGGACCAGTTAACTGTCGTACCTAGTGCTGACGTACAACTGGCCACGATTATGTTTGGTGGCTCGATTTACAGACAGCGTGGCGCCATTGACCAATTTGCAAGTTTCAGCGAAATGGGTACAGCCGCAGTGACGGGCCTGTCACCACTGATTAAACAACTGGCTGGTATCCCACGGCCTGCGGTTGCATGATGACTGTCTACACCGACCTTTTCAACGAGTCGATAGACGACTTAGCAACAACCTTGGCGACCATTACTGGCATGCGTGTTGTATTTGACCCTGAAAAGATCAACCCACCGTGCGTGTTTATTGACGCCCCCAGTTTTGATTGCTTCAACTACAACATCGTCACCATGAATTTTTCGGTAAAAGTCATAACCTTAGGGCCAGGCAATTTGGACGGCTTACGCAACGTTTTAAGCATGTGTGCGTCGGTTCTAGCAAAGAATGTGGCAGTGAAGTCTGGGCGCCCAGGGTCGTTTCCCGTGGGCGGCCAAATGTTTGCCGCCTATGATCTATCCATAGACATGCAAGCACAGACAGGGTGATTATGAAATACACAATTAAAAGCAATCGAGTCGGCGTGATCGGTACAGAATTTGTGCCGGACGAAGGCACTAACATTGAAGCATTGCTAGCCAACGGGTTTATTGAATCTGACGAACCTAGCGACAGCACGGCTTCAAAATCTGCTAAAACTAAAGAACCAGCAAAGAAGGATTAGACCATGGCTTCAGCAACTTATCTCAGCAACCCAGGCGTACTGATTAACTCAGTTAATCTCACCGACATGTGTACCAGCGCCACCGTCACTAACACGATTGAAGCGCTTGAAGCAACTGCCTTTGGCAGTACGTCACGGTCATACGTGGGTGGACTTGCTAGCCAAGAAATCACTTTGGACTTGTACATGTCCTATGCGGCCACAGAAACTTTTGCCACCCTTTCAGCATTGGTTGGCACGACCACCACAGTAAAGGTTGCAAGTACTGACGCCGCCTTGACCACTGCTACTGCCACAGCCCCCCGTTTTGAATTGGTGGGGTGCTATTTAGAGGCGCTTCCGGTCATCAACGCAACCATGGGCGAGTTGTCAACCATTTCAATTACTTTCACTGGTGGCGTTTTGACCACCGTTGTTTCCTGACATAACCACAACAGCAAAGGCCCGACATGCAACTAACGATTAGAGTCGACCAGGGTGAAGGCCCTGTTGAAGTAACAACTAACCTTTTCACAATCGTTGCGTGGGAAAGAAAATACAAACGCAAAGCCAGCGATATGGGCAACGGTATCGGCATTGAAGATTTGGCGTATCTTGCACACCAGGCATGCCAGCAACACAACGTCATTGTGCCAATCGTTTTGGACGACTTCATAAAGAAACTGGTGGTGCTTGAGGTTGTTAACGATGAACCCGACCGCCCTACTTCGCCAGTACCTACCGACACGCTTTAGCGCAAGTTTTAGCGGCGACAGGGTACTGGCCACCTGAAGTAGAGTTTGATAACAATGACCTGGCAACAGTCATTAAAGTTATTAACGAGTCACGAAAATAAAGGTTGGTCATGGCAAGAACGCCCGAAATAGAAGGTGTAAAAGACACCATTAAGGCGTTGCGTCGAATTGACCCAGAACTACGCAAAGAGTTCAACCTTAAAGTAAAGGCTATTGCGGCGCCAATGACCGACGCCATGAAAGCCGAATACTCAGACAATCGTTTTCCGTCCGGCACAAAACGCAAATGGACAGTGGGCAAAACAAGCGAAAACAAAGGCCGAACTATTTTCCCGTTGACTGCCGCTAAAGCCCAGAACGGTGTCAAGGTAAAGATAAATACCAGTTACCGTGACCGCAACGCTTTTTACGTCATGCAAGCAAACCCTGCGGCCGCCATTTTTGATATGGCAGGCAAAAAGAATTTGAACGGTTTAGGTAGTGCTTTTAGTTCAAAGTTTGGCAAAGACGCCAGCCGTGTTATGTGGCCTGTTGCTGAACAAAAACTTAGAGACACACAAGACGGAATTAAAGACTTAGTAAAAGAAACCGAAAAGGTTATACAAAAAGAAGTTGACCGCTAATGGCTATCAAAATTCCGATTTTTAGCGATTACGACAACAAAGGTGTCAGCGACGCCACTTCTTCTTTTGAGGCTTTCGGTACAAAAGTTGGCAACATAGCCAAAACAGCCGCTTTAGCAGTAGCCGCTATTGGTACCGCCGCCGCCGCTGGCGCATACAAAGCAATTACTGCCGCCAGTGACTTAGCCGAAGCCCAAAGCAAAGTCAATGTTATTTTTGGTGAAGATAGCGCCAAATATATTCAACAATTTGCCGACCGTGCTGACGTGGCTTTAGGTCAGTCAAAGCAGTCAGTAATGGACGCTGTAGGTACTTTTGGTACGTTTGCTAAAGCCGCTGGTTTATCAGGTGATTACGCCGCTGAATTTTCAATGGAATTTACGACGCTGGCGTCAGATTTGGCGTCGTTTAATAACACCAGTCCCGAAGAAGCAATTCAAGCCATAGGTTCAGCACTTCGAGGCGAATCGGAACCGTTGCGTAAATACGGTGTCATGCTTAACGACGCCGCCCTAAAAGCCGAAGCGGCGGCACAAGGTATCTACAACGGTATCGGCCCATTAAATGACCGGCAAAAAATTTTGGCCGCTGAAGCCGTTATTTATAAACAAACCGCTGACGCCCAAGGCGACTTTGCCAGAACCAGCGATGGATTAGCAAACAAACAACGTATTTTCAAAGCGCAATTAGACAACCTTGTGACCACTATTGGTGGCAAGTTGCTACCTATTTTTATGAAATTTACAGATTTCATAACAACAAAACTTGGGCCGACAATCGGCATGTTAACTAAGGCTTTTGAAAAAGACGGTTTAGCGGGAATTATTGAAATAGTTAAAGGTCAACTACCAAAACTAAAAACACTGTTAGGCGACGCCGTGTCAATGTTTGGCGCATGGTTAAAAGAGGCTTACCCACCAGCCTTACGGGCATTGTTAGACATGATGTACAAACTAGGGCAATGGCTACAAAACACTGGTTTGCCAGCCCTAGCAAAACTTTTAGGTGATGGCGCTAAAGCCTTTTGGGAATGGATTAAAGAAGCCGCACCACCGGCACTAAAGCGCCTGGCTGAACTAATGGGTGACCTGGCTAACTGGATTCTTGACAAAGGTTTGCCAACCCTTGTCGACAAACTGATTGTTTTGGGTAACGCTTTAGTTGAGTGGATTAAACCACAAATAGTCCCAGCGTTAAAAGCGTTAGGCGATTTGTTGTTGACAATTCTTGACTGGGTGGTTACTGAGGCTGTACCGAAGTTGGGCGCCCAGGCTGTAAAACTTGCCGGTGCTTTATTGGGTTGGGTTGCTCAATTGTTGCCCGAAGTTGTGTTTGGTTTAGGTCGTTTTGTTGTAGACCTGATCGCCAAACTGCCTGGCTTGTTTGTTGACCTGGTTAAAACTATGGCCAGCCTTGGCGCCAGTTTGGGTGCTTCTCTAATTAGTTCGTTAGTTGAAGCATTGAAGGGATTGGGCAGTAAAGGGTTAGAAGTTGGCAAGTCGTTTGCTAACGGCATTATCGGTTTTATTAACCGTAATGTCATTGACAAAATTAACGATTTGTTGGAATTCAAAATAAGCGCTTTTGGTGCCAGTTATACGGTAAACCCACCCGACATACCTGGTATTCCTATGCTTGCCGAAGGTGGCATAGTCACCAGCGCCCAATTAGCCATGATTGGCGAGCGTGGCCCTGAGGCTGTTATCCCGTTGTCAAAGTTGGGCAGTATGGGCTTTGGTGGTGGCGGTGCCAATATTACGGTCAATGTCAACGGCGGAGACCCCAACAGTATCGTTAGGGCACTCCAGCAGTATGTCCGTCAGTCGGGACCAGTGCCCGTGAATACTCGGACAATGTAATGGCCCGGCTTGATTGGGAAATTCTTTATGCCGTTTATGGCGTTAGTGAAACTGATGTAACTAGCCAAGTTTTATCAGTCAATTTCACTACTGGTCGCCAAAAATATCTTGACAACTATTCTGGGCAGACTGCTTCAATTACAATCAAAAATGACAACAACCAAGCCGCTTCCTATGCATTAAACAGAAACATTGTCATTCAAATACAAAGCACTCCCGGTAATTATTACTACCGTCAACATTTTTGGATTCAGGAAATTACTTTCAATGATTACCCCGGTAACACTGGTTTGAGCACTGCAACAATTACAGCCGTTGACTGGATTAGTCGTTCAGGCCGAATGCAAGCGGTTAGCAAATCCTTAACGCAGACCGATACAACCTCACAACTTGAACAATTTAATTGGAACGTTGGTGGCCCATTAACTGAGGATATGTATTTTGAAGCCGACCCCGGAACATCTATAGCCAGTTCTCAAACGTATACGGGCACCGTTGGAAATCAACTTAATTTGCTTTCAGTTACTGAACGCTCACAAGTTTGGTGCCTTCAAAATGCAATAGGAATTATTCCGAGATCTTACCCAATCGACGCAAGCACAATAAGTTTTGGACGCACTGTTTCATCATCACAAATTGGTTATCAAGAATTTGTGAGGGTTCAAAATGGCACAAATTTTGTTAACACAGTTACTGTTTCGCCTAATGGTTTAGCAACACAAACAGCCACAAATTCAAGTTCAGTAACTACTTACGGAACCTCGTTCTATTCGTCAGCAACAGTTGATTACACGACGACACAAGCGTTAGGTAATGCTCAATGGGTTGCTAATACTTTTAGTGATCCAACTGATTTAAGATTTGAAATTGGTTTTAATGATTTGAGTCAAAATGAAACTGCTATTTTGACTTTTTTGTATGAGTTTTATATGAAACAGTATGTGTTGAATTATCAAACACAAGGGCAATCGGCTACTTCAGAAAATGTGCGTGTTGAGGGTTTTAATGTGAATATCACGCCTGAACAAACAACGTTTACTGTTTATTTTAGTCCGGCTAACTATTACCAATATTTCATTTTAAATAGCACTACTTTAGGTATTTTGGATACCAGCCGTTTGGGCTGGTAAAGGAGAAACATTATGACGACCCCCCCAGATTTTACTTCGGGCGCAGTCCTGACTGCGGCCCAGATGAACAGCGTGGGTTTGTGGCTTGTCAAGACACAGACCATCGGTAACGCAGTGTCTAGCGTGACCGTGACAGGTGCTTTTTCGGCTGACTACGACAACTATCTGATTACAGTCTCAGGTGGCGTTAACTCACTTGACGGAAATGTGTTGGATTTAAAATTCGGTTCAACTGTTACTGGCTATTATTATTCACTGATTTACAGTGGGTGGAACAATGTCGTCACAGGCGCAGGTGGAGCAAATGTAGGCAACATTAACTATGTAGCCCAAGCAGGCACATCAAGTCTTAACGGATTTATTGAAGTCAATTCGCCATTTCTTACTGAAAATACAACGGTTAGAGCATCTGTTGCAAACTCAACATTTTATGGTGGTACGACAAACGGATTATTGAGAAACACCACTAGTTACACATCTTTCATTATGGCCACTAGTGGTGGAACTATGACAGGCGGAACCATCCGCGTCTATGGATTAAGGAACTAGACATGACCATTGACGAATACAAAGCCCTATACCCACAAGACGCCGTCTACATTCAAGTAGACGACACCGAACGCCTCATGACCAACGAAGAATACGAAGCATGGGTCACTCAATGCGTGTACAACATCAACCATCCGCTGACATGAAAACGCTAGGGATTGTTGCGCTTTTGGCTGTAGCCCTAATGTTTGTTGTTACCAGTTGTAGCGACAGAACCCGTGACAACTGTGCCAGCAACCCGACTTCGACTAGGTGCCAACCATGAAAAAACTAACCAACAGCGAAATTAAAGCCAGGCTAATTTTAATTGTGGGCATAACGCTGTCATTAACTTTTGTTCTTAGTACGGCCTCACTTCTTTACGGCCTACTGTTTGTGGTACAGCCTTTGGAAGTCTCACCTAACGACGAATCAGCCTGGTCGCTACTTAGCCCCATGATGTTGTTTCTTACTGGCGCCCTATCAGGAATACTTGCCAGTAATGGCCTAAAAGATAAGGACAAACAAGATGACTAGTCGACCCTATACCGGCAATAAAGACGCCGTACACGCCGCTAAGCGTGAAGGTACCAAAGTCTTTGTTGACTACTGTTGCTACCTTTTCGGTGTTACCAACATAGGCATTTTTAACGACCGAAACATGGTTGGGACAACCCCACCAAAGAAGTCAGTACACGCCACCTGGCGGGCCGTAGACCTCAAAGGCACCCCTGAACAAAGGTTCAAAATGATTGACTTCCTATACACCCACCGTGACATTTTGTGCATAGAAGAAATCCACGATTACGCAGGCACATACAAAAACAACCCCAAAGGCTGGGGCGCTGGCTACCGCTGTGACCGTGACGCCTGGCGGGTTTACGACAAAAATACGATTGGGTCAAAAGGCGCCCAATGGGTACATGTCGAAGTGTCGCCACTACTGGCCGACCACCCTGACGTTGTACACCATGCGTTCAAAACTATATTTGGTGCTTGACATAGACCTACCGAATCGGTAGACATACCCCGACCTGACCCCGACTGAAGGACAAACCAAAATGAATGTTAAGCGTGTTTTAGGCTTAGGCCTGTTTACTTATTTGATGTGTGCCGCAATAGCGGTGGCGTTCCAAAAAGACACACCACCCAGAATTGCCCCAGTAGTGCCAGCCACCATCACCCTGGGCGATTTAAGCCCCCAGCAATTGCAGGACAGGGCCGAAGAACTAACGGCCACAACCACCAGCACCAGCACCACTACTTCGACACAACCCACAACCCGTGTTGCATATGTAGACCCTGACACAAAATGCCAGGAATGGTTACCAATAGCCGTATCGGTTGGCTGGCCCAACAACACCAAAACGCTAGAAAAACTAGGTCGCCTGATTTGGAAAGAGACACGTTGCCTTAACATTACGCCTTTGTCAAGTGACCCCGAACTGGCAAAACGTTTTAATGGCCATGACCACGGTTTAGTACA